CAAGCTTTACTAGTAGAACGTGGAATGGCTGGAGAGATCGCAGACGCTGAACCGTTAACTTCTGATGTGTACAACCAAGACGAAGACAAGACTACTATCGGCCGAGTTACTCGCTATACAGAAGCTTACATCACAGATCCTCGTGCAGTATTCTTGATCACTGGTATCACAGCTTAATAGATTGGAAGTCTAGGAAACAGACTTTAAAGGCAACCAATGGATTAATCGCCTAGTGAGTAGCGCATGACTTACTAGGCATTCTACTGAACGGACTAGTGTGGACTGGAAATCCCCTAGTCGGGAAAGGTTCTTCCTTTCTCAGAGTATCTATGAGGTAGCTAATGACTCCCCTCGTTAGTTATCTGGTGGGTACTCTGACAAGAGAAGAAAGGAGTGAAAGCTATGAAGGTTAAAGCTAAAGTGGAAGCTATAGATAGTTTGTTTAATCGAGTAGGTGACATCTTGGAGGTAAACGATGAGTACGGAAAACACCTCATTAGTATTGACTATGCAGAGTCAGTTGAAGAGAAGAAAGCACCTGCTAAGAAGCCTGCTCCCAAGTCTAAAGCTAAGGAGTGATGACAAGTGAGTTATAGTACTCCGAAAGATCTACGCACTACCTACAGGCAACAACTACCGAGTTCCATCTCAGATAAAGACATCCAAGTCTTCTGCGATAAAACTACGGTCTATATGAACGGTATCTTAGCTAAGGCTTATAAGGTTCCGTTCTCCCCAATACCACCACTAATTAAACAGGTAGCCAACGACCTGACTACATACTTCTTCATTGAAGGTATGTATACCTCACAGAAACCAAACCTCGATGAGTTCTACAAAGACCTCAAAGTTCGATTAGATAAACTCCTGCAAGATATCCTCAATGGAGACATGACTCTCATTGACGAGGACGGAAACGTAGTGCAGCCTTTGCCTACGTGGAATAACGGATACGCTACTACGAATGATGATGAGCCGTTCTTTGACCGGTGTCATCCCTATTGGTAGGTGAGTTAGATGGCTAGTAGAGATGGACGCATGAGGGTTGAGTTACATGGATTTGACGTGAGGATGCTCAAGGCAGCAGGCAAACTAGACGATCTCAAGACTCCTCTCCGTAGGTCTGAAACCTACATGGAACGATCTATAGGTAATCGTTTTAGAGCCGCTGCGTGGGTTCCTCTTAGTAGCTACACTCTTCAGATTCATCCTCACAGGGTAGGCGGTAAGCCATTGAACGATACAGGAGCACTCAAGCAGTCAATCACAAGTGGAGCTGCTAATAAGTTATCTAAGAAGAAGTTGACTATCAGGTCGGGTCTCCGCAAAGCTAACTTGCATCACCACGGAGGTAGGACTAGTTGGGGTACTTTTGTGCCTGCTCGTCCGTTCCTATATTTTAGTGCAGTCGATCGAGATATGATTCAACGAGTGTTCGATGACTATGTAGATGAACTAGTGAGGGAGGTAAACAATGGCAACAGGTAAAGGGATTTACAACCAAGTCAAGTCTCACATAGCTGACTACCTCATCGAGTGTTTCAATGCGAGCGATGACAAAGTAGATGTCTACCGAGCTCCCTTCCAGCAGCTACCTACATTCCCTGCTATTACTGTTGAGATAGTCGGAAGACCTTCACGTAAGCCGATTGCTATAGGTGGAGCTTATCAGTCTACTATCTCTGTGAACCTTTGGATCTATACGAGTTTACTAGATGGGATGGAAGCTGAGGAGCAGTGCTTGTGGTTGACAAGCCAAGTAGAATACTACATCGCTCAGAATAGAACCCTCGGAGGTAGATTCCAAGAGGTTAAGCTCGATGATGATATCCAGTTTGGCACAGTCCAAGAGGGAGAAGTGAACTTCCTCCAAGGAGCTAAAGTGCCTTTATTGGTTACTACAAAGATGATTCAAGACAAGCCACAATGTGGTACAGACTCAGGAGGTGATTGCTCGTGCGGTTAATCTACGACAATGACACTCCAAAGAACTTTCTCTATCCGGCTTATGGTCTAGTGGAGAAAGGCTTCATTGTTGACGTGCTCGATAAGGAATTAATTTCTTCTCTCAAGGAGAAGGGATTCAAGAAAGCCCCGCCTTTCAAGGGGAAAGATGAGGAGGAAACTAAATGAATTTTGGTCAGGCTATTGAGAAATTAAAAGAGGGTAAGAGGGTTGCTCGTAAAGGTTGGAATGGTAATGGTATGTTCGTCTACTACGTACCTGCTGCAGCATATCCACCATCTACAGATATTATGAAAGAGCTATTTGGTGGAGAAAACATCCCATATCGTGCGTACCTTGCATTGAAAACGGCTCAAAATGATATTGCTACATGGTCGCCAAGTACGTCTGACGCATTAGCTGAAGATTGGGAGGTAATTTAATGAGACAAACACAAGGTTACGATACATTAATTGCCTTCGGAAAAGAAGCTACTCAAGGTACTGCTCCAGCAGCAGGAACATTTAAGAGTTGGGGAATTACTTCTGGTTGGGAGCCAGAGATTAATAAGAATCACGAAGCTATCCGAGGAATCGGATCTCGTACAGTTGTATCTCACAAGCCTTTAGGTCAAGAGGTTACAGCTACATGGAGTGGTTACTTACAAGACCCACGTATTCTGTGGTACGCACTAGGTGGACCAGTTACTAAAACAGGAGCAGCTAACGCTTGGGTTCATACATTCTCCAATGTAGGACGTTGTCAGGAGCTTCCAACATTCTCAGTTAACACTAATATGTGTGTGAATGGTACTCCGTTTATTACTAACTATGTAGGTTCTAAGATTGATACTCTTACAATCAGTGGTTCTGCAGGTGAAGTTGTAGAGGTAGAAGCCGAGATTCTATCACTGGATGCAATCGATGGAGCTACAGCAGCTTCGACTTATGATTATCCAACTAATGAGATTATGACCTTTGCAGACGGAGACATCCTTATTAACGGAAGCAGCACACCGTCAGCTAGTGTTAAGGAGTTTGAACTCGAGATCAGTAATAACTTAGAGGCTTTATTTACAATCATGAAGCAATCTGGTAATGGCGGTGTCCCTAAATATATTAATGAAGGTGTGGTGGATATCACCGGCTCTATTACGGTTGCTCTTATGGATACAGCTACTCGTACGGCTTTCCGTAACGGAACAGAGTTCTCTATGAAGTTAACATTCACAGATCCAATCGTACCAGCGAACTACTTTGAGATTACTCTAGGTGGAGCTAAATACGACACAGACTCATTGGGTATTGAAGCTGATGGAGAAACAGATTACGAGCTAGATGTACTATTCCGCACTATCTCTGTGAAGCTGGGCTCTAAAGACGTATCAGACTTAACAGTATAAAACTCGGGAGGCTTCGGTCTCCCTTAATACCAAAACTCGAAAGGTGGAAACTATAATGACTAAGCAACAATTCCCATGGTTAAACAAACAGGAGACATTCACTGAGAAGGTACAAGGAGTACGAGTTACCTATAAGAAACCTTCCTTTGGAGCACAACGCCGCATCCAAGGTGAAGTTACAAAGGTAGATTCTAAGAGTGGTAAAGTCGATATCGACGCTTCTCTAATGATGCTAGCTCTTACGGTTGAATCTATTGTGGATTGGGACTTTACAGATGAATCTGGTGAGAAGTTGCCTATCGAGATCCATACTTTCGATGAGGTATTCGACCCAGAGTTTGCTGCTGAGATCGTCAAGGTAGTTACTGACAAGGTAGCTGGTGATGTATCTGACAAGAAAAAAAAGAAATAGATAGCCAAATGAAATCTCTAGTGGGAGGTAAGTCTGTCAAAGGAATCCTCCCCGAGATAGAGATGTACGAGCTCTGCACTTTGCTACATAAGACGCCTTCTGAGATTAAAGCTGAGTCTTACGAAGACATAGCAGGGCTCCTATTAGTCCATAACGCTAAGAACAAATATGAGTCAGAAGCTCAGAAGAAAGGCGATAAGAAGCAGGCTCGTAAGGATGTAGCTAACAAGTTCCGCTAGGAGGTGAGAACTATCGCTTCAGTAATAGATATTATTATCGAGGCTCAAGACAGAGCTAGTAACACTTTTAGGCAAACCTCTACAGAGGCTAAGAAGATGGCAGCCATCATAGGTTTAATCACTATAGCAGCAGCCGGAATGACTCCAGCTCTATTAGGTGGCTTAGGAGCTGTTGCTTCATTGTTTGGTACTGCTGGGATAGCTGCTGCAGGCTTCGGGGCCTTAGCGTTCTCAACCTTTGTGAAGACCACCGAGAAGGCAAATGATCTTGAGCAGGCACACCTCAAGGCGAATGCCGCACTCATTGCAGGTGACACAAAGGGATATGCTAAGGCAATGGCTATGGTGCAGGCCATCATGGAAAGTATGACTGAAGAGGAACGTCAAGCAGTAGTTGCTATCAATGAGCTCAAGGATGCTTGGAAAGAGATGGAGGACAAGATGACTCCGACTAACCTGAGGTTAATCGCTGAGACAACAAACTTCCTCCGCAATACTATGACGAGATTATTCCCTTCCTTCCAAGGAGTCGGGGAGTCCTTTGTTGGTATGATGAAGTCAATGAATCAATCTATCGAGCAAGGTAAAGCTGACAAGTTCTTCGAACATATGAACACCTATGCAGTCCCAATGTTCGAGAAGGTAATGAAATCAGCAGGTAACATTTTGAGTGGATTCGGTGGAATCATGGTAGCTTTCACACCTCTAGGTATGCAACTCGGAGACGGCATGGTAGACCTGACTAAGAAGTTTGCTGACTGGGCTTGGGGTCTACAGAGTAATCCTGCCTTCCAAGACTTCGTTAAGCAGGTACAAGAGAGTACGCCAATCATAATGGATTTCATAGGACAAATCGTTCTAACTCTGTGGGATTTAGTTCAAGGGCTTTATCCTGTCTCGCTTCAAATCATTGAGATGACTACCAGGTTCCTAGAGTGGGCTAGAGAGTCAGGCGCATTAGATACTGTTCTTAAGCTTGTTAACGATACAGTTAAATTTTTTCTAGACAACTTAGACTTGCTGGCTCCAGTCTTAGCGGGTGTTACTGCTGGGGTTATAGCTGCTAATGCTGCATATAAGACTATGATGATTGTAAGTACGATTGCTAAGGGTATTGAGTTATTAACAACAGTACTAGGACTTTCTCGAGTAGCCACTGCTGCTGCGACTGTATCACAGTGGGGATTGAATGCTGCTATGTGGGCTAATCCTATTGGAATTGTTGTTGGCCTCATTGTTGCTTTAATTGCTGTAGGCGTTCTCCTGTATCAAAACTGGGATGAGATAACTAAGTGGTGTAAAGAGATGTGGGCTACGATGGAAGAAAAATGGGATCAAGGTGTAACCATCCTTAAAGCAGCTTATCGTAAGATGATGTTTGAAGTTAAACAATGGTGGGTCGACACTAGAGAAAAATGGGACAATATGGTTAAAGATGTTAAAGAAAAAGCTCAAAAGATGAAAGAAGATGCTATTGCAAAATACGAAGAGATGAAACAGGCTGCTATCCAGAAACTACAGGATATCCTAAACGACAATGCTCAAAAGTGGAACGACTTAATTAATGGTGTAAAAAATAAGGCTGAAGAGATGAAACAAAAAGCAGTACAGAAGTACGAAGAGATGAAGCGTGATGCTGTACAGAAGCTCTACGAGATGGTTAGTGACGCTAAGCAGAAATGGGACGATATGGTTCAAGCTGCTGAGGATAAGGTAGAAAGCATGAAGAGAGCTGCCAAGAGGATGCTTGATGGAGTCAAGGATTCTGTTAAGAATGGTTTTAACGATGCAGTTAACGACACAGCAGACGGTATCAGGAAGATGGTCAACAAGTTCACTGGATACTTCCGTGACTTCTATAACTCTGGTAAGGGGTTACTTAGTGAGTTTACGAATGGTATCTGGAAAGGGTTTGGAGACGCTGCTGATGCTGTCGCTAGAGGGATGAAAAACATCCGAGCTTACTTACCATTCTCTCCTGCGAAGAAAGGCCCACTTAGTGACCTAGACAAATCAGGTGAAGCGTTCTTCCCTACTTGGTACGAGGCAGCGCTAACTCAAGTTAGTCGTATGGATCGAGCTATCGGAGGTGCCTTCTCTGGAGTTGCTGATACAGCAAGTGTAGCACTAGCGAGCACAGGCTTAGAAGCATTCACCGGAGGCAGAACAAGTGTGACAGTCAACCACGTAGTCAAAGTAGATGGCACTGTAGGGCTTGACTCTAAAGGTATCGAGGAGTTCGAGGACAGAGTGACTCAACAGGTAGTTAACACTTCGGGCGGTGGCTACGGAGGAATGGACTATTCAGGTTTACAGCAATCAATTAGAAAATACTGAGGAGGGGAACTATGGCAGGAACACCAACAATAACAGGAATTACAATAGACTCAAGTGGTAATGCTCTGGTGACCTTCAGTTATGCTGGAGGCACCTCCTCAGATATTGTCTACTTGGATAGAGCTAACAGTTACGATTCACCAGACAAAGCTAAGGTGATTAGGAGATTCTCTAAGGGAACACTTCTCAGTGTAGCCGACTTTACAATTCCCAACTCTGGGGCACGTTATTGGTATCGCATGAGAGCGACTAATGCAGACGGATCTGGTATGACATATAGCCCTGACTGGTTCAAGGTAGATACCGAGTGTCTAGATATTGTCACAATAGCTCCGTACTCTGAACAGTGGACTCAGACAAAACTGAATGTTGTTCAGTCTAGGAGTGGCAAGCGAGGGAGAGAAACCCAACTCATGGAGTTTGCTGGCAGAAAAAGACCTGCTGCAGAGGTAGGTATGATGAGAAATCAGACTGTTAGTTTAACTTGGTGGGTTGAGACTACTCAGGAAGTTTACGATATAGAAAGAATCCTAATGGATAATGATTTTTGGTACAGAGATAACTACGGTAGAAGTTTCCATGGTTCATGTGCTGATGTGGATGTATCAGATTACATCGGAGGCCACAATATGAGTGCGACACTAACAGAGATAGACGGTGAAGGTATTAACTAGAAAGGAGTTGTCACTATGGTGTCACGAGCGAGGTTTAACGAAGGTACTAGGGAGATATCTTTTAGGTACGATATCCTAGATAAGAACAATGTCAAAAAAGGTGAAGCTAGCAATATCGCTGAGGGGAAGATATCCTTTAATGCTGAAGCGAGTATCCATAGGACAGCTACTTTCAAACTTAGAGAGGAAGCGCCACCTCCAGAGAACATAAACATCACAGCAGGTAACACCTATACGACTCTTAACTTCCCTGTTAGTGGATGGTCAACAGATAACTGGATAGGTACAAGCTCTGGGCAGTTGCTGCCTCAGGTGGCACCACCGTATACAGGGTTGAACCCAGAGTTTACAGGCGAGGTAAAGACTGTACCTCAAGGTACGATATGGGAAAACTGGAAAGTGTTTAAACCTAGCGCACTAACAGGTATAACATACACAACAGGAACTGGCAA